AGGACTATCCCCAGACGAAAGCAGGTATAGACAAGCTTTTGCGTAACTTCGTGGAAGATATGCAGGTTCTCATTTACCAAGGGACGTCCAAAGAATGGAAGCAAAGCAACGAGATACAAGATTTGTTAGCTGATAAGATTCTTAGTTCTTATGTTGGAGAAATAGACAGGGATAAGTATAAAATATACTATCAGACCAATTCGGACGCCCTGAAGGCATTCCAACAACGAAAAGACGACGGGATGAACCTTTCCAAAAAGTTGTGGAACCAGTCGCGGGAACTGAAAGAAGAGTTGGAGGAAACAATATCTACAGCCATTCAGAAGGGCTACAGCGCAATAACTCTTAGTAAGCGTGTAAGTAAATACCTGAATGATTTCCCGACGTTCCAGAAGGACTATAAAGAGAAATACGGTAAAGCATCCGACATACACGACTGTGAGTTCAGAAGCGCCCGACTTGCTGCATCTGAAATAAACATCGCATACAGAAGGGCGGAACAAATGAGATGGGAGCAGCTGGATTTTGTGGTAGGTTATGAAATCAAGCCAAGCGGGATGCATAAGAAGAAGGATATTTGCGACTTGTTGGCGGGGAAGTATCCCAAGAATTTTAAATGGGTAGGTTGGCATCCGCTTTGCAAAGATTATTGTTTGGCAATCCTAAAGACTGAAGAGGAGTTTTGGGCGTGGAACATAGGAGACGGGAACGACACTACAAGCGTAAACGAGGTTAAGGACGTGCCGGATGCTTTCAAACAATGGGTAGGTACAAATGCGCTCCGTATCGAAGCGGCCAAAAGAAAAGGGACTTCTCCGTACTTCATCAAGGACAATCAGGAAATAGTAGACAATATCCTTTCCGGTGCCCCTGTGGGCGAATATTACACCCCAATGGGAACAGATGTTAAGGGTAAAACGAAATGGTCGGAAAACGCAATTAAAATAGAAAAGAAATTGGGTGTTAAATCCGGTGCTCCTATGACATTTGAAGAAGCAAATGAACTAAGGGGAAATATCAATTATAACAAGGGGGATGAGTACCGGGTTAACTGTCAATCCTGTGTTGTCGCCAATGAGTTAAGGCGTAGAGGATTGGACGTAACCGCAAAGCCAAATCTTAAAACAACTGGAAATATCCCTTATGAACTTTCTAAGCAAACAAATTGGGCATGGATTGATCCGGAAACTGGGGAAATGCCAAAGAAAACCGTAATAGG